GCTGACGCAGCCGAGAAGCCGGAGGATTACGCGTTCCTGAAGGCAAAGCTCTCCGACAACTTCGTGCTGATGAAGCGCGACCCGGGCTACATCCGCAAGCTCGACCAGCTCGCCGAGCCGTACCGCAGTTGGCAGCGTGATGGCGACTTCGAGGCCGGCGCTGGCGCTGCACTGCCACAGCTCAACCGCAGCAGGCATATCGTCCCGTTCTTCGTACCGCCTGCACACTGGCGCATGTTCGGCGGCTTCGATTGGGGCTACGAGCACCCGTTCAGCTTCGGTGTGTACGCCGTGAATGAAGATGGCCGCGTATTCAAATGCGACACGATCACGAGCCGCGGTCTGCAGCCGGTTGCGATTGCGCAGCGCATCACGGAGGCAATGCAGGCGCGCGGGCTCGATCCGAAACGGCTCAACTATGTCGCCGCCGGCCATGACTGCTGGGCTGATCACAAGGCGCGCGGTGAGCACGGCCCGACGATCGCCGAGCGCATGATCGAGCATGGCTTTGGGCTGATCCGTGCGAACATCAGTCGCGTGACGGGTCTGAACAACTTGCGCGAGTACCTGGATTGGGAAGGCCGTGGTGGTTTTGATGATGCTGGCCTACCGCTGCACGATGATCCTGCGCTCGTGTTCATGCGCACACCGGGCAACGAGAAGTGTTTCGAGTGCATGGAGATGGCGGTACCCGATCCCGACTTCGTTGAGGACGTGCTCAAGACGAATGCGGACCAGTTTGGCGAGGGTGGAGATGATTTGCTGGAAGAAACTAGGTACGCCCTATCCAGTCGCCCCCCGCGTGCGCCGTCGCTCATCAAGGACAAGTTCGTCAACGCCTGGTCGAAGGCTGCGCTCGAATACGAGATGAAGCAGGGCCGCATTGTGCGGCACGAGCCGGTAGTGAACAGGGATGATGTGGGATTTCTGCATCCTGACTTTGGCCAACTTTAGGAATTTGGAGACTCGATGAGCCGTAACCGCGCGACCCAGCGCGCACACTCGCAGATCGATGGCGACATCAAGCTGCTCGACTACTTCTTCGAGACGAAGCTCGGGCCGAAGGGTGAGCTGATCTACATCGCGAAGCGCGACCTCGTGCACCGCGACGAGATGTACGCTGTCTTGTCCTGGCACACGAACAAGGTGCTGAAGCCGAATCGCTGGTACAAAGTGCTCTGGCGCGCATTGAAGGGGGCACCGATGGCCGTGCTCAACCCGTTCACGTGGATCCGAATGAAGAACAACGGGACGGACCCGGCCGAGGGCGTGCTCGATCGACCATCAGCGCCGGCAACGAAGAAGTACGATGCTGAAGGCAAGCTCATCGATGCGTAAACCCGAGAATTGCGAGCACCACCACTTTCACGCACGCGTCGATGTGAACCGCATCATCGACATCGGGAAATTCGTCGCAGACATCAAGATCGAGTGCAGCGAATGCAAGACGCCATTCGAGTTCATCGGCGTGCCGGCCGGTCACAGTTACGCAGGTCCGCGCACGTCGATCGACTTCTGCCAGCTCAGTGCGCCTATCCAGCCGTTCGCGGGCAAGCTCGCTGCGCGCTCGGTCTTTGAAGCGTACGACCCGGCAGTGAGGCCAACCGATGCGTAAGAGCCGGGGAGGCTTGGTGTTGAAGCTGCATGAATTGGCCGAGCTTCGTGACACCATTTGGCCCGATGGCAAACCCACGACAGTAACGGTAACAACTGAGCAGTCGGACCACGAACTGCTCCCTGTAAACACCGCAGCTAGAGTTGTAACCTCACCGGGTGTCCACTACCAACCGAACATTCCGGCCAGTGACCAACAGTTGTGGATCACGTGTCCACCGCTCATTCCGGTCCCGGCTGAGTTTCGCATGCGTGGCAAAGACCTGACCGGCTCGCGTATTGACAAGCTTGAGATAGTTGGCCTGCTCTCTTTCGACACAGACCGCAAGCACCGGCCCCTGCTGCAATCCAGCCTCTGGGTTGCCCGATGCGATTGTAGGCGGTTTGTGCGTAGGAAATACGAGCCGTGGCGAGCGTCTAAGTGCAGACGCATTGACAGGGTCCTGACCGGTGGCGCCATGAACCAATGTTCTGTGTGCAAGGCCGATGCGAGAACCCGGGAAAGTCTCTACTACCGAGAACACGGTGTCTTTCCGGATGGGTATTTGCCAAACACTGACATAAGCTTTGAGCAGAGATTTTTGCCGAAGGGGCTTTATCCGGAGATTCCCGACGCACAGGCGGCAGACTGATGCCTGATAACGTGCGAGTCGTTAACGCTGTGATCGATGAATCGCGATTACGCGACGGTAGCCGTGTGTATGTCGCAACCGTAAGCGAAGTCCCCGGAGTATTCGCGCAGGCGCCGACGCGCGTAGGTGTATTGGCTGACCTGCAGGCTCTGTTGGACAATCTCGCATCGCGCGGCGCAATTGACCCCTGCGAGGTGCACCCCAATGCCTGAGAACGCTGTGCTTGCCGAGCTGCACGTGCCTGACGACGACACAATGCGCGAGATCGCGGTTGCGCTGCGCTCGTACGTTGGTGGCTACTTCGGCGCGCTGGCTGATCTCGAAGAGGGCGAATTCGACGCGCTCATGGTGCAGCTCGAAATGTTCATCGTGATTGCAGAGACGCTCGACGAGTGGGCCGCCGCAATGCCGCCGCTCTACAAGCTGGCACGGCTGGAATCAGCAATGCGCTACGCGCGATCGTTGCCGCTGCCGGAGATCGCGTATCACGGCCAGGTGTTGCCCGGCGCCGAATTTCAGCGGCGTGCGTCGGTCGCACTGCGCGAAGCACTCGCCGAGTTCTGTGGCGGCGCCGACTACTTCGACTCGATCGACGGCCGCCGCTGGCGGATAGGCGTGCACATCAACTACTCGTGGGCGCCGGTCGAGATGGCGGCCGGGCCGAAGCTGGTGACTGATGGATGACCGCGAGACCGGATTCGTTGCAGGCATGATCTTCCCAACACCGGCAGGTAGCAAGCCGCTGTTCAAGATCATCCGCGACCACGAACGCCCGCCTGAGAAGATCCGCCCGTGCGATCACCCGAACTTCGTGCTGGATCAGAAGTGGGCAACGATTACGTGCGGCGAGTGTGGCCAGAAGCTCGATCCGTTTTCGGTCATGATGTGCTACGCCGAATGGTGGAATGAAATGCAGCGGCATTCGTCCCACATGAAGGAAGCCGAGAAGCAGCTGCACATCGCCGAGCTAAGGCGCTTGCGAAAGTTGCGTGACACGACGCCAGATGAAGTCGCCGAGATCGAGAAGGCAATGGCTGACCGTTGGAGTCTGACCTTGGAGGAGGCCAAAGAAATCCGCGACCGGCTCGAAAAGACATCGAACCAGCGCAGGTATGCCAGACGTGCCGCGCGGAGACAGGCGTGACCATGCGCATCATCTGGGGCACCGTCGCGCTGCTCGGCTTCGCGCTGTCGGCTTGGGCGGCGGTTTCGCTGCCGGAGGGTACCGTGCTGTTCCCGGTGCCAATCGCCAAACGCACGAGTGCAGGGCCGTACCGCTGGCTGAGACACCCGATGTACCTGGGCAACTGGATGTTGATCACCGGTTGCGCCGGCCTGGCTGCGGGATTCTGGAACGCGATTGCCGTGGGCACGCTCGCGGAGCTGCTGATGCGGGAATGGGCGTGGCGCGAAACGAGGAAGCCATGAAGCGTTTGTGGCATTGGTGGTTCATAGGCAACGCGCGATGGTGCCTGGAACGCTGGGGCATTCGCCGTGGGCTGCTGGTCGGGCCAGAGGGTGGGTACTATTGGGATTTTCACACACCCGGCTATGACATACCGCCGCGCGGCGAGGATCGGTGGCAATGAGCACGGCAGCACCGACGCAGCGGAAGCTGCTCTACGTCACCGTCGATACCGCCGATCAGGAGCAGGCGAAGTTCACGAACGAAGTGCTCGAGATGCGGACTCCGGCGAAGGGCTGGACGAAGATCAGCATCAGCGAGATCGCGATGGTTCTGGCGGATCCCGCGAACATTCTTCGCTACCACACCGTCATGGACCGGTATCGGGCCACTGAAGCCTGGGAGAACGAGGACGACATCGAGCCGGAGGAATATCCGGGCATCGTGTACATCTACGCGCGCAACGTGCTGCGTGTCGCCGAGGTGTTTGAGTGACTGAGCCCCGGCTGCCCCGCCTGTCCGACCTCGACCACGGCAACGTCGAGTGCCCGACCTGTCTCGGCGAGGGCTGGGTCTGTGAAGCGCACCCGGCGCAGGCATGGGGCGGCGGCGATGGCTGCTGCGGTGCGGCGGGTATGCCCTGCGCGTGCAACGGCATCACGATCTATGAGAAGCGCCGGAGGCAGTCAGCATGATCGCCGAAACGTTCGTTGGCTGGCTGCAGTCCGTTGGGCGCGGCATACGGCCGTGGGCCACGGTTAGACCGTGGGAGCAAGGAGTGCGGATACGCCTTGGAAAGCACACGCGTCTTTTACTGCCGGGCGTGCATGTAAAGGTGCCGCTGGTCGATACGGTCAGTATCTACCCGATCCGGACGCGCACCACACCGGCACCGCTGCAAACACTGCGCACTGCTGACCTCCGGACAGTCACGGTCGGCCTCGCCATTCAGTACCGCATCGCCGACCTGCTAGTCGTGCTGCAAACGCTTCATAACCCGGAAATGACCCTTATCCACATGGCGCAGGGGGCGGTGAGCGAACTGATCGCCACGCTCGGCGTCAACGAAATCAATCCCGAAAGGATTAGCATAGCCGTGACTCAGGCAATCGCACCCGCCCGGTTTGGACTTGGTGAGTTGACGGTACTCGTGACCGATAACGCCGACCTCACGCAGCGTACCATTCGTCTACTGCAGGGTGATCGGTGGTGCTCGGAACGCTCTATCGAAGAAATGGGAACGCACGAATGACCGGATGGCTCGTTGCCGCGTTCCTGCTCGGCCTGGTTGCCGGCGCCGGCCTCATGCTCTGGGTGATCCTGAAGCGGCTGCCGCACCTGCTGCAGCCTGTCGCGGCTCCGGTAGCGCCGGAACCTGTACCCGCGCCCGCGACCGTCTACGAGCCGCCAGACCCCGAGAAACTGGTCGACGCCATGATCAATGACGGCGTGAAGGACCGGATGCGGAAGGAGTTCATGGAAAAGGACGGCAAGAGCGAGGCGGATGCGAATCGAGCAATCGATGACCTGCTGACCCGGATCAATACCCTTGGCGCTGACGTGCAGTGGTGAGGGCCATGGACAACAGCAAACTCGAATTCAATCATCGCGAGCTGCAGATCCTCGAGCTCGTTGGCCAGGGTGCCAGCTCGCACAGTGAGATTGTCGAGCATACGGGCTTGAGCCCCGACACGGTTGCGCAGTACGTTACCCACCTCGGTCGCCGCCTGCCCGGCACGGGCAAGCCGATGTTCAAGATCCAGCGGTACTGGCTGACCGTGCTGCACCCTCCCGTAACGACTCGGCGCGAGCACGATGATGACGACTGAGGAAGGAGGTATCCATTTTTTGATGTCGTAAAATTGCAATACCCCCCATAATCCGCGCCAAACTACAACGTTCTGATTCACTCCTCTGAATTACATCCCACAGCAATAACGCCTAACCGTTAATCCTGGGACCAGTTCCACGGACCAGGAGGACAAGTGCCGAATCCCGCGCATCCCAGCTCTGGCGCCCGTCGCCACAGGCGCGTTGGCGGTGCGCTAGCCCCGGCCGCGGCGTTCCTCAACACCGTTGCAATTTCGGCACTCCTCGCGCTTGCCGGTTCTGCCCGCCTCCGCATCCGCATCAAGACCGCGACGAATGGCGGCGAGCTCAAGCTCGAGTTCGTCCGGCCGGGCAGTGCGGGTGATTTCGTCGAAGCCGACCTCTACACCGCCAACAATCCTGCCCCGGTCGCCGTCGTAGCAGGCACCGAAACGATGCTCGAAGTCGCCGATCACTTCGGCGAAGCCATGGCGCTACTGACGTTCACACCCACCGGCAACGGTACCATCACCTACTGCGACATCAGCGAGGTCTGAGTTGAGCCGTATCATCGAGATGCGGCGCTCGAGCGGGATCTCGCTCGCTACACCTAGTGCTCCCGGCGGCTCGTGGCAATCGCAGAACCTGCTCTACTACACGTCGCACGAAGTAGGCGGTGACGGGTCAAACGCCGCCGTTCTTGGTGCGGAAGATTTCGGCCCGCTGGAAAACACCAACCTGCACTCTACGCATCCGCGCAAGGCCGAAGGTGCCAACGGCGGGAGCTGGTATCACAAGAACGCCGACGAAAACTCGATCACTCCAACGAGTGCGGACTTCACCTGCGGTTGGGAGGGGTCGATTTTTCCACTCGGCGAGCCCATCACACCTGCGGGCGCCATCGTCGATTTGGGTACGCCGCCGAACTTCTCGCAGTCACGCTGGGCTGCGACCTCTGGCCTCATTCTCGGTGTCACGGAAAACGACAATGCGCGGCTCAGTGCTTGGCGGCACTTCCCGCGAGCGGTCACCGAACTCAACACCCGCTTCTACACGTTTCCCAAGCCCGGTTACCTGTTTGGCAGTGAGAAGGTTCTCGTGTTCAACAGGATTGGGGACGATGGTGGGATCTACTGGTGCGGTCTCGGCTTCAACCCCGGCGCGTTTCCCGGCAGTGGGGGTGACTTGATGCTTGGCTACGGGTTCCCGTATGCCGGTGACCTGACACTCACCATGAATGTGGACCCCATCGAAGTCACGGCTAGCAAGTGGTGGTGTGTCGAGGCCTACATAAAGCTCAATACCAACGGCAATTCAGACGGCATCTTCAAGCTATGGGTCGATGACTGCGGTGCCACGGGCATCAATCCCGGCTCGCAAACCCTGCGCATGAACTACACGGGACTCAACTTCGGCTACACGGGAGGCGGCGCAGATCAGGGCGGTATCGGTACACACTGGTATGAGAATTGGGCCAACACCGGCGCGTCGGCTGACCGCGAGCGGTACTGGACGAATTTCATGGTGAAGGAAGCCGAGCAGTGCGGCTTCGCGGCGTATGCCTGATGGCTATCGTCGAATCACCTTAACGTAAGAACAGAGGATATGCACAATTAGCGTCCGCTTCTATGTCCTGCCTCTTGAAGTCACGAATGACGGTGGCTTCGACCGCCGCGGCCCGAAGTACCTGCCGTGGAAATTCGACCCTGACCCGCCCGCTCTCGTGGCACCACTCTCGTGGTCACTGCTGGACTACGGGCTCGAGCCGGTTGCGCTGATCGGCGCCGATGTAACGGGCGGACAAAATACGACGCTGTCGGGACAGTCGGATGTAGCAACGGTCCCATCGAACCTCGACAACACGGTCGGCGCCGCGAACGTCACGACGGTGCGCAACAAGCTGGAAGCGTTCAACATCCCCGCGCAGTGGGTAGTTGGTGGTGCGACCTGGCGCCAGACACTGCGCGCTCTCATCGCGATGTTCCGCATCGGGCAGCGGTTCGACGGACGCGGTTTCGGCAAGCTGGTAGTTCCGGGCGTGACGCTCTCCACGACCTACGCGAGCATGCCCGTCGCGTATCGCGATGCGCTCGTGCAGGCAATCGACGAGCTCCGCTTCGACCGCACCCCATTGAACGCATCGAGCACGCTGCGCGACCTGCTGACGCACATCTCGACGCAGACCGCACCGCAGTCCCTGCTGGGAGTCGTGATCTAGATGACTTCGGGAATCTTGCCGCCGCAGGTTGGGCAGTCGGGGTCATTCGGGTTTGTGACGATGTTGACTGGCGGTGTGAGGCCGCACAGACAAATCGCGTACCGTGGACCAGGAGGCGACACCGGCCACGGTATTACTCGTGAGACCTGGAACTGCCACGCATCCCGCACGGGAGACTTCCACTCAGGACCAAGCGTCCCGTCCCCACTGGAAGCGTCCGTTGCTGGTAGGCTCATGGCTTCCAGTGTAATGCCGGTCACGACTGCGCGCAAAGGAGTCGTGACCTAATGGCGCTTCCGGCTACCGACTCGTTTACCGGGACCGATACCCAGGACCTGACGGCGTACAGCGCCAACTGGACGCTCAACAGGGGCGGATTCAAAATCTTCAGCCCCGCCGGGCAGAGCGAGATGTTTCCAGCGTTCGGCCCTGGCGGCGAGTGTGGTGCGGGCTGGAACGCGGACACGTTTGCGAACGATCAGTACGCCAAGGCGATAGTCAGTGCGTCAGGTGCCGGAACCGAAATTGGTGTCGGCGTCCGACACTCGGCAACTGGAGCCGTCGAGAGCTACTACCACTTCTACGGCCATGACTCTGAGTCGTATGTGGCCAAGATGGTTACTGGCACATGGACCCAGCTGGGCTCCAGTCGCACCGGCTTCACGGCAACAGATGAGATTTACATCGATGTAGTCGGCACCACGATCACTGCTAAGATCAACGGCATACAGCAAGGCACGACGGAGTCAGACGCGGCACTGGCGGCGGGTCGTGCCGGTGTCGCCGGATTCACAAATGACGCAACGACCACAACCAACCGCCTCAGCAGTTGGGAAGGCGGTAATGTCGGTGCGGCAGCAGCGGATCCGATCCGTCAGGATCGCGCGCACTCTCCGCACCACCAGGCAATCATGGCGATGTGATGCGAGACATCCAATGCCCCGGGTGCAAGCGCCTGATCTTTCGCGCGCTGCTGGTCGACGCGACGATCGAGATGCTTTGCAAGTGCAAGCGGCTGTTGCGAATTTCACCAACACGAATTGAGGTTGTCTCGAGTGTAGAGCGGGCGAACCGATGAAGGCTCGCGTGAACTAGAAAGGGATTGTCCTCGCCGCGGTAGCGTCCCCCGCAGGCGACTCGAACCAGGGGCGCTAAAAAAGAGGCCAGAGTTCAGAGTCCGCGTTTGAGACCAGAGACCAGAGCCCGGAACAGCGGGGGTCTCACATGCGGGGAGTATACACAGTTTCAGGCGCCAACATCACGGTCGCCAACGCGGCAGTCACGCTGGTGTTCATCAATCCGGCTGCCACCTACGGGCTCCGTATCCTGCGGTGCTGGGTGTCACAGGCTGCGAACGCGACATCCGCACAGCAGCGCGTTCAGCTCAACACGCAGGTCACCGCGTTTCCAACGCTGACCTCGGCCACGCCGAGCAAGTCCTCAATCATCGATCCGGTGTCGGGGATCGTGGGCGGTACAGCCGGCGCGGCTGGTACCGCCGGCATCAACGCGTCTGCGGAGGGCGCGGGCACGAAGACGGTTCTCTTCAGCGATTCGTTCAACGTACTGAACGGCTGGCTGTGGGTGCCGACGCCGAGCGAAGTCATCGTGCTGAACGCAGGTGCCGCAGCCGGCTTCGGGCTGCACTTCCCGGCCGCGCCGACGACACTGACCGGCTGGAATTTCGGCGTAACGTACGAAGAGTTGGTCTGAGTCGTCGTGAACGATCTGGCCATCACGATCGACGGGAGGACTGGAGCGGTGACCGTTACGCAGACGACGCGCAACGGCATCGCTCTGGTTGACCCACCCTCTATCACCATCTCGGCCGACGTGTGGCTCGAGACCGCGTGCGCGCTCATCATGGCGGGCGTAAACGGCCGCAGGCAGTTGAACGCCAGAATGGTGAACAGTGCCCGCGGGTAGAGTGTTCCGTTTTGATCCGCCGCCCGTACAGCGGATTCCTCGTGTTCCGCCCGAGGCGCTGACTACGGGCGATCAGCCGTTCCGCATGAGCAGGGCGGCGCTGCTCGCTGCGGTTGCATTCGCGTGGATACCGCCTGTACCACGGGCGCAGCACTCCGCGATGATTGCGCCGCTACTACCACAGGCGGAAGCACCGGTCGTGAATGACCCGCCACTGCGCTCCCGTGGCATTGACCGCCGCATTTACGACGCGTGGGACAGTTCGGTAGTCGTGGTCATGTACGCGCCGCCGATGGGCGGCGATTCGGACGTTGCGTTCCCGCGCCGTGATCCTGGGAACGATCAGATCATCCAGGCGAATTGGGCCGCTGCGATCGCACACGCGTGGAACTCGTCAGCGCCAAGGCAGCCACGCAAGGTCTCGATCGCGGCCATCATCCCAGCGCCTGTCATCAATGACCCGCCGCGCATGAGCCGCGCGGCCGAGCGCATCTACGTTGCGTGGATACCGTCGCCGCTGCGGTGGCGGCTGCCCGTGCGCACGCGCGAAGTGCAAGAGGGCGATTGGGAAGCACCGCCCACACCGGATACAGACTCCGACGATGACGCCGCATTGTTCGGGCGTCGGCAGCGCCTGCGCCGCGGTCGGAGCCGATAGCCGATATGGAGAAACTGCTCTGGGTGCCGAACGAGGAGGAGAGCGAGTCGGAGGAGTACGCCGGCCGTGTCGATCCGAAGATACCCAAGGCGTACGAGGGTGTGCCGCCGCTGCGCGCCGAGATTTTCACAGCAGACAATGAATTCGACCCGCAACGCGTCGAGTACCAGAAAAAACTGTGGCGCAGCCAGGACGCGCTCTTGCGCGGCCGTGACCGCCAGGTCGAAGAGAACATCCGCATGCTGTGTGGCCAGCACTGGACCATCTGGAACGAAGTGCTCGGCCGCTATGTCGACATCACGAAATACCTGAACAACGAAGAAAAGCGGTGGCGCCAGCTGCCGGTCATCAACCGCCTGCTGCTCTGGTTCATGCTGCTGCATGCGCGACTGACCGAGAACCCGCCAATCATCGCGTTCCAGCCTGCGACATCCGATCGCTCCGATGCCGAGCTCGCCGAAGTCATGGATACCGTCTGGAAAACGCTCTGGCACCAGGCGCACATGAACGAAGTGATCGACGATCTCGTGTCGTGGATGATCCCGGGCGGACGCGCGTACCTGAAGAATCGCATTGATCCCGATGCCGGCGACTTCAAGCCGTATACAGCGCCGGGTGCGCTGCGGCTGCTGGGGCCGGACGGCCAGCCGATCCTGGGCGAGGGTGGTGTGCCGATCGAGCGTTACCTCGATGCTGCGCCGTACAGCAAGGAGGGCCAGCCACTCACCGCGACCATGCTGTCCGATGGCACGATGATCATGCCCGAGCCGCATTCCGAACGCGAGGGCGGCATTGTCGTCGACGCGCTGTCTGCGCTCGAGGTCCGGTCGGAGTGGGGCCCGAAGAAGTTTCACAGGAAGCACTGGCACCTGCACCGCACCTACTGCACGCCGGAAGAGATTTACCGGCATTTCGGTGTCGAGGTAGCACCCGAAGTCTTTGGAGATGAGGCCGATGCGCTCGCCGAGCTGCAGCGGCTGCATTTCGGCGCCGGTTACTACGGTCAGGCGGGTGGCCGTGAGGAGATTCAGGGCACGTCGAGCGCGGCGAAGGAAGGCTTCGTCGAAGTGTTCGAGGGCTGGTACCGGCCGTGCTCGTTCCCTGGCATGGAGCGCACGCCCAAAACACCGGGCGGGCGGCTCCTGATCACGACCCGCAGCAAATGCCTGCGTGACGGGGCACGCTACGCGCCGTTCCCGCACACCTCGCCGATTCACTCATTCGACTTTGTGAACGTGCCCGGGCGCCCGCAGGGCACTTCGCCGCAGGAAATGATGAACGGGCCGGCGCGTACGCGTAACCGGCTGTACGGCCAGATCCTGCAGCACACGGGCCTCGTTTCCAACCCGATCAAGCTGATCGACAAGAGCACCGGCCTCGTTGAGGGCCAGGTACCGAATTCACCCGGCGCCGAGGTCTTTGGCACCTTCAATGGCGCCAACGGTGACCCGATCCGCTACACGCGCCCGCCCGATCTCGGCAGCGACGTCTACAAAGTGCTCGAGATGCTGACGAGCGAGCAGGACGACCTGGGCAACATCCCCGGATCCGAAGGCCGGCCACCGACGACCAACGCGTCCGGTCAGCTCGTCGAAGAGCTGCGCTTCAATGCCGACCGCTTTGTAGCGCCCGCAGGACGTCACCTGGTCACCGGCATCGCCCGCCTCGCCGAAGACTGGCAGGTCATGCTGCCGCTCATCTGGAGCGAAGAGAAGCTGCTCAAGGTCGGCGGCAGCGATAAGGTCGCGCAGACGATCATGGTGCAGCCGGAAATGTTCCAGACCGGCCAGATCAACATCGTGCCCGACCTCGAATCGATGCTGCCCGAAGGCCGCGGCGAGCGCGAAGCGCGCATCTGGCGCTGGTATCAGGCGGGCGCATTGGGTGAGCCCGGCATGCCCGAAACGAATGCGCTGTTCCTCGATCTCAGCCATTTCCCGCACATGAACCGTGAGGCACTGCCCGGTGGCGTCGATCGCTCGACCGCCGAGTTCGAGAACGGTCAGCTCATACGCGGCGCCGAAGTGCAGCCCGTGCTGGAGTGGTACGACGATGCCGTGCATCTGCTCGTGCATTACCGGTTTATGAAGCATCAGAATTTCCTGAAGCTGCCCATCCCGATTCTGGAAGCCTTCACGTTACACGTGAAACAACATGAAATGGCGATGGAGCAGAAGATGATGGCGCAGGTGCTCAAAGAGGCCACGCTGCAAGCACAGGTGCAGGCGATCCTGCCTCAGGAGCAGGGCGCGGGCGGCGGACCACCGGGCAAATCAACAGGCGCGAAGAAGCCACCCCCGGCCGCCGCAGACAACGCGGCCGCATAAATAAACTCGGACGATTGGAACTGAACGTATGTCGACCAAAGCAGCGGATGTACCCGGCTCACTGAGCAACCCACAGCCGACCGTGACCTACCAGCCCGGTGCGGACGAGCACGACGCGTCCGAGCCGTTCCGGTCGCGGATTGCCGAAATGCGGGATGCGCTCGCGCGCGGCGAGAGTGGGCTTGCGGCTGGCCAGGCTGCGCAGGACGCGGCGAACGCGGAGCTGGCTGCGTCCGAGGGCGAGCCCGAGCCGGAAGCCGCTGCGCCGGTCACCGAAGGCGTTGCCCCGACCGCTGAAGAAGCCGCAGCAGCCGATGAAACGGTCGAAGAGGTCGTTGAGGGTGAAGAGGGCCAAGAGGGCGAGGAAGAGGAACAGATCGAAGGTGAGGCCGAGCCAATCGTCGTTGCGCTGCGACCGCGGCGTGAGGGCGAGGAGCCGGTCGAGATCACGGTCGACGACCCCGAAATCGCCGAACTGCTGCGCGCGAACGCGAACGATGGGCTGCGCCGCGATGAGGTCAACCGCGAAAAGGCCATCCTCGCCGACCAGCGCGCCGAGCTGGACTTCATTGGCGGCAGCCTCGAGCGCGACCCGATCAGCTTCCTGTCCGAGCGGGTCAAGCCGGAATTCCGCGTCGGTACAGTCAAGCATCTGCTCGCGACCATGACCGAGGAGGAGTATCAGGAGGTCATCGCGGCACAGGAAGAGTGGAGCGAGGATCCGAAGGACCGTGAACTGACCGCGCACCGGCTCGAAAAAGAGCGGCGTGATGCGCAGAAGGTGATCGACGACGAGCAGCGTGCTGAAAACGAGAAACAGGCGCGCGCGCGTGTCGTCACGAATGCAGTCGAGTCCCTGATCCCCGACAGCATGGACGAGGAAGACGCCGACCTGTTTTTCAGGATGGCGGTAGAGAAAATCCGGCGATACGCGAAGGATTACGACCTGCACGAGCTCCCTGCGGAGCGTGTACCAGAAATCCTCGCTCGGGCCGCACCAGGGCAGAAGAGTCTGCTCGAACGGTTCGGCATAGACACAGCAGCACCCGCACGTCGCGCTCCGGCTGCCAAGCCGGCCGCCCCGCCCGCGAAAGCAGGCGTCACGGAAGCCGCGCCCGATCCCAACAAAGCGAAGATCGCAGAGGGGGCCAAGCGCATTGAAACTCGCGTTGCTGCCCGCCGCGCTGTCACCGCCGTCGCCCCGACCGGGACCGGCGCTGCACCCGTGCGTACCAGCATCCCCAAACACGAAACTGGACAGGAGCGGATCGACTGGCTGCGCAAGAATCCTGGCAGTCTCAGGACCGGTTGAGCCCGCACACCAAAAACGGCTGAACGAAATAGGGTGACCACAATGAAGACAACGATTCGGAACCGCTGGATGCTTGGCGTGGGGGTCGCGTTGATCGCACTCCACGTCTTCGCGCCCACGGTGTTGGCACAGATGGTCGGACTCGCGATTGTCGGCGGGGCCACGACCAGTACGACCGACATGGACGCGGCGATGAAGATCATCTTCGAGGACACGTTGGTGAACAACGACGTGACCGACTCGGAATTGCTGAATGAATTCGAGGAGGGCGGTGGCATCAAGACCGATACTACTACAGGCGGCCGTTACATCGAGACCGCACAGCTGTTCAACCTGCCGGCCGGTGTCGGGTTCCGGCTGGAGGGTGGCTACATCCCGGTTCCGCAGGGGCCACTGATCGCCAACAGCCGGATCACGCTGAAGAAGATTCTGGCCTCGGTCGAGATGAACGCCGAAGTGCTGAAGCGGGTTCGCTCCGATGAAGGCGCCTACATCGATTGGGGTGAGAAGGCGTTCCCGACACTGCTGGAGCGGCTCAAGAACAAGATCGACTCGACGATGCTGGGCTATGGCGCCGGCATTATCGCACGCGTGAATGACGCAACGCCCGCGACCAATCTGGAAGTCGACTCGGCGTTTGGTGTCGCTTCACTCAGCGTAGTCGATGACGTGCTGCTGCAATTCCTCGAGGGCGAGACCCTCAAGGCATCGCCGAACGCGAACGGTACTTCACCGCGCGCGCTCACGATGAAGGTCACGGATGTCGATTTCACGAACGGCTATCTCGTGGTCGACCAGCTCGCGACTGCACTGGCCGATAACGACTACCTGTTCGGCGGCGATGAGGCGGGCAATGATGCCGCAGCCGCATTCATGGGCCTGCTCGGCCATGTCGACGACGGGACGATTCTGGCGACCTACCAGAACATCGTGCGGGCCACGTACGCAGCCTGGCGGTCGAATGTATTCGATGCGCAGGCCGCACCGTTCACTACCGACCAGACACTGACCGAGGATGTGATCACCTACGCCGATGACACGGCGTTCACGCGCGGTGCTGCCGTGATCGACCTGTTCATCACGTCGCGCAAGGGTGTGCGCCAGCTCTGGAAGGATCTGAAGGGCGATCGCTCACTCGTCGACCCGCGTAACTACACGGGCGGCAAGGGCAAGGTTTTCATGCTGCTCGGCGACCGGCAGGTTCAGGTCAAGGTCGCGCGCAAGATGCCGTCTTCGCTCGCATTCGGCATCACGAAGAAAACCTTCAAGAAGTTCATCCTGCACGAGTTCGAGTGGGACACGACGACGGGTGCAATCTGGCGCCAGGTCACGGACTCGACCGGTCGCAAGGATGCGTTCTACGCCTACGGCTCGATGTACATGGAGCTCGGCGGCAATGACCCGCGCAAGAACTGGCGTATCAAAAATATTGCTGCTTAGGCGAATCATCGCGGCTTAGGGACGCCGCGCCGGGTGAACGACCAAGGGGTTGGCAGCGCACAATCGCGCTGCCTGCCCTGCCCGAAAAAATCGAATCAATGAGGCTCGACCATGCCGACAAAAGACCGGCACATAGACAAGGACAGCAACGTCGCGAAGCAGATCATCGTGATTCCGCTGGTAACCGCCATCAGCCAGACGAGTGTGGTCGCTTTCTCGTACCTGCCTGGCTACGCGTTCAAGCTGTTGCGCGTCCGCTCGTACTGCCGCATCAAGGCGGGCACGCTCACGGCGCAGCCCAAAATCTCCACCCGGGCGTGCACCGCAGCTGCGGTCGTATTCACCACGGCCACCGAAGTCAATGCGGCGCTCTCCGCGACCGCCGCCAATAACAAGGGCTCCGCGTCCGAAGTCATCACGCTCGAGTACACGAGTGATGGGTCGGGCGTGCTGACCAATGGTGTTGTGATTCTCGAGATCCGTCCCACCGGCCTCCGCGGCGACGGCTAACGCCGGTAAAACCGGAGAAAGGTAGAGACGGGTCATGGCTGATTTTCAGAAACGCGATGCGATCCTGGCAATGGGCGGCCGGATGTTCGGCGGCGCTGCGCTCGCATTCGGAATGTTGGATGACATGCTCTGGGTCGACCCCACGGGTCGCGACCAGATCGGGTATGGCGGTCAGTCGTTCAGTCCCATAGCTACGCTCGCCGAGGCCATAGATCGCGCGCGGCCGGGCTCGGTGCTGATGCTGGGGCCAGGGCGGTACGACGAAGCCGTTGTCATCCCGCGCTCCAGAGGCAACCTGCAGATCGTCGCGGTCGGTGGCCGCGGCTCGACCTACATCGAACCCGCTGCGACCGATGCGATCGCACTCACGATCGAGGCGGATGATGTCTCGATCATGAACATCGGGTGCGCCGGTAACGGTGCAGGTGGCGGCCTGGTCAATCGTGGCAAGCGTACGCGCCTGTACGACTGCAAGATCGAAGGTGGCGCGATTGCCCTGAAGTTCACGCTGGGCACGGATGCGCAGATCGTGGCCGGCACGCATG